GCTCGTTGGCGTTCTCGGTGATTTCGTACTTGCGCACGACATAGCCGACGGAGACGTTGCGCAGGATTCCGGCCTTGATGTCGCGCCAGATGGGTTCGACGTCGTCGCGGTCGCTGAAGCGCACGATGGCGCGGCCCTCGCCGCCTTCGATCCAGGCGCGTTCGACGACGCCGATCACGTCACGCACGTCGTAGCGGCTGTGGGTGTTGAGCACCGGTGCGCCCTGCTGCATGCGCGACAGGTCGACGTGCGCGGTGTCCATGGACAGGCGCTCGATGTAGCGCTTGCCCGTCCACCAGTCGGTGCGGGTGACGTCGGCGCCTTGCGACCACACCAGTTCGACGGTGCGCTCGGCCTCGTTGACGGTGGCGACCGGCAGCAGGCGGACCTGCGGCGGCAGCTCGCGGAGTTCGTTCATGTTCATTCGCGGCTTCCTTGATTGATGGCGGTGGCGACGGCGCCGAGCAGCAGATCGCCGATCTGGACCTTGACGCCGGCCGCCTCGAAGCGGGCCTGGTCTTCCTTGATCTGCTCGACAACGCGCGCGGGGTCGAAGCCACGACGGCGCACCGCCTCTTGCCAGGGCTTGAGGCCGGCGGCGACTTCGATCAGCTCGCCGGTGGCGTCCTTGACCGGATCGACCCAGTCGAACTTCGGCGGGGTGTACTCGGCGGTGGCGGCCAGCGCGTTGCGGACACCGCTGATCGCGGCGTAGCGCTGGAAGGCGGCGACGACCGGGCGCAGAAACTGGTGGATGAGAACCAGCCACTGTTCCTGCTCGACCTGACGGCGGTACTCGACGAGGCCGGCGCGGTGGCTGGTGTAGTTGACGTCGGTGAGGTTGCCGGTGGCGAGTTCGTGCGGAACACCGGCACCGCTGGTGATCTCGCGCTTGTAGTTGGTGATGAACTCGTTGAAGCCGCTGACCGACGAGGGCGTGCCGAACTCAACGCTTTCGCCCGGGCCGAGATACTTGACCATGCCGGCGGCGATGGTTTCGTCGCGCGTGCCTTTGGCATCCGCCTGACCCGCGTCGGCGCCGAGCATCGAGCCTTGCGAGCCATTCGGATTGGTGACAAAGGCGGCGAAGCAGCTTTCGATACCTTTGCGCAGCAGCTCGGCTTCCTGGTAATCATCCAGGTCGCGCATCTTGAGCATGACCGGCGCGAGGGCCGGAACGCCGCGAATCTGCCCCGGCCGCGTGCGACTGAAGATGTGCAGCACCTGGTCGGCCGGCACGAAGCGCGACACGAGCGCAGCGCGGATCGGGCCGGCCTCGCCGGGATGCTGCGGGAAGAGCCAGTAACCTTCACGACGGCCCAGCGCGTCGAACTGGACGCCCTGCAGGATGTGGCGACCGCCACCCAGATCCTCTTCCTTGCTGGTGTCGAGGTGGTCGGATTCGAGCACCTGAAGCTGCAGCGGTACAGCCAGACCGTCGGCCGCCGTGCGCGGGCGCAGGCGCACCAGTACTTCGCCGGATTCCTTCCAGGCCTGCGCGACGAGGGCGGTCAGGCCGTACAGGTCGCTTACGCCATCGGCGTCGCACTGCAGCACAAAACGCTCCCACAGCGCCTGCAGGGCCGGGTCGGAGAGCTTGACGACGATGCCGGTGCCGACGAGGTTCGACACCATGATGCGAACGATGGCGGTGGCCAGCGGATTGTTGCGACACAGATCGCGGCTGCGCTGACGCAGGCGCGAGGCAGCTGGTCCGATCTCGGCATTCGCGGACGATGTGCCCGCCGTCCAGCCGGCGGTGCGACGGCCGGTTTTCGCGCCCTCATAGCCACGAACGAGGCCGAGCGCCGCGCGCGCGCGGGCACGCTTCAGGGCCGCGGTGGGCGCGACCCAGGCGATGGCGCGGTCGAGGACGTTCAATCGCGCGTCCTCGACATGAGACCGGTGCGCACGGCGCGATCAGCACCCGCAGCCTGCAGTTCGGTCAGCACCAGCGCGCGCGCGGCCTGCAGCTCGGCGATGCTGCGGTACTCGACCCGCTTGCCGTCGTAGGCGACGCTCAGCTCGCCCGAGGCGATGGCGCGGTCAAGTGCAACGAGGTCGGATGAGGTGAAGGCCATGGTGCTGCAAGCATGGCGATCGGCTCATGAGAAAAATACGGAAAGTGTCTCACTACCCTAGTTCACTCAATCGCGAGACGGCAGCGCACCACCAGTGGCGATCTGGTCGAGCGTGAAGTGATGTTCGTCGGCCGCGCGCTGCGCGTCGCGCTCCGGCTGCCCAGGCCGGCCGATGTAGTGCCCGCCTTCCGCGAACCAGCATGTGCCCTCTTCCAGCCCGGTGCGGATCTGCTCGGTGATGTAGTCGTGCCCGAACACGTCGCGCAGCGCATCGACCCAGGCGGCGCACTGTGGCATTGCCTCGCGCATGGGTTTGGCGGTCATCCCGCCTTCCTGTACGCCGTGGCGCGCGACACACCCATGTCCATCAGCGCGTGCGCCTGGTCACGCTTCTGGTCCGTGATCTTCGGCGGCGCGTAGACGTAGTGCTCACGCCCCCCTTCTTCCTGCCTGATCTGCATTTCGAGCTGGTGCGCGAGGTCTTCCGAGAACGAGGGCTGCATCTGGCGCAGTCGCTCGATCATGGCAGTGACGATGTCGCGGCGTTCGCGGCGGCGGCGGGCGTTCATCGGCGGCTCCGGAGGCGGTCGAGAAGACTGGCATGGCGGTCGCTCGCGGCAGGACGCGGCGCGGCGGGCTGTGCAGCGGCGGGCGCCGACTGTTCGGCCGACGGCAGCGACACCGCGCCGGGTGTCTTGGCCTGGGCTGCGGCGTTGATCAGGCGTTGCTCCACGGCGTCCCAGTCGGCGCGGTTGAAGCGGTGCAGGCGCAGCTCCGGGTGGTGGGCGGCGGCGTAGGCATACACCCAGGTGTCGAGCGGTTCATTGCGCGCGCCGCGGCGCTTGTCGAAGCGGTTCTTCGACGGGTTGTAGGTCTCCGACACGATGCCGGTGAAGAACTCTTTCGGCAGCTCGCTGCTGAAATGCACCAGGCGCGATTCGGCCGGCTTGTCGGCGTCGCTCGACAGGCGGCCGAAGAGCATGTGCTTGATGGCGACGGTGCCGACCTGATACACGACGATGCCGTTGCGGTCAGTGCGCCCGCGCCAGTCGATGTCTTCGGCCTTGCCCTTGTTGATGACCGGGGCGTTGTTGTGGATAGCGCCGAAGATGGGCATGCAGCGGCGCAGCTTGCCCTGGCGGATGAACTGCTTCACCGCCTCACGGTGGTGGCCGCCGATATCCCATGCGCCGGCCTCGACGCGCATCAGCGCGCCGGACTCATGCAGGATGGGCCGGGCGAGCAGATCGGCAACGGCCAGCAGCACGTCTTCGTCGCTGGGCTTGCCGGGCAGCACGGCGTAGTCGATCGTCCAGCTGGCCATGCCGCGACCCCAGCCGACGATCTGCAGCTCGACGCGGTCGTCCTGCGTGTCGATGCCGACCGTGAGCACCAGCGCGCCGGCCGGCGTCACGCGCAGTTCGTAGGGCTCGGCGCGGTCTTGAATCACGTTGTGCTTGACGGCGCGCATGGCCGGGTCTTCCCACGGCTCGGCCAGGCGGTCGTTGACGAAGGTCTTGAGCTTGGCGCGGTCTGCCTGCGCTTCGATCCACTCCCGCGCGAGGTCGGCCCAGCGCAGGCCGAGGCCGATCTGGTAGTAGAGGCAGTTCGCGGTGTAGCCGCGGCGCGGATGGCCGGGGTTTTCCGGCACCCAGCGGGCGGTGCCGCCGGCCTTCTTGTCGCGCAGCATCTGCGGCTTGTGGTGCTCTTCGATGATGCAGCCGTTTTCGCGGCACACGTACCAGGCGCGCTTCAGGTCTTCCGACCACTTCAGGCCGGTCCAGATCAACGGCTGGTGCTCGCCGCAGTGTGGGCACTCGACGTAGTAGCGGCGCCGGTCGCTGTCTTCGTACCGGGTGGAGATGCGGCAGATGCCGACGATGCCCGGCGTGCTGACGTCGAGCCGCTTGTAGCTGCCGGGGAATGCCGAGTACCGGCCGGCGAGCATGGCGAGCGGGTCATCGCCGCTGCGCAGGGCGTTCGCGAACTCGGTGAGTTCGTCGACCAGCACATAGCGTGCGGTGGTCTGCTTCAGGCGGGCCGGCGAGCCGGCGTGTTCGATGTAGAGCTGTCCGCCCTCGAAGTCCTTGAACGCCTTCTGGTTCGAGGCGTTGCGGCTGTCGGTGCTGGACAGCACGCTGCTGACCGCCTCGGTTTCCTCGATCAGCGGGTTGAGCTTCTGATTGATCCACTTCAGCTGCGACACCTCACCCGGCAGCGCGACGATGATCGGGCCGGGCGCTTCGCACATGAGGTAGCCGAGGCCATTGGTCTCGATCTCGGACTTGCCCATCTGGATGGGGAACATCACGACGATCTCGCGCACCGGCACGGTGACGCCCAGGCAGTCCATAGGCTCGCGCAGGATCGGGTTCGTGTCGGTGCGCCAGCGGCCGGGCTTCGGGCTGGTCTTGCTCGAAAGCATGCGGTTCTGGTCCGCCCACTCGCTGGGCAGGATGCGCCGGCGCGGGGCGAGGCGACGACCGAGGATCTGGCCGACGACGCGGCGCGGGTCGGCGAGGGGGGCGGCGATGGGGGTCACAGCTCAACCACCAGTGGCAGGCCTGCGGTCACGCCGCGCAGGCGGTCGTCTTGCAGTGGCGCGTTGTTCGGGTTCAGTTCGCACCCGATGAACTGGCGGCCGAGGCGCAGCGCCACGCGCCCTGTCGTTCCGGTACCGAAGAACGGATCGAAGACGATGTCGCCCGGGCGCGTGCCGGCGAGGACGCACGGCTCGACCAGTGCTTCCGGGAAGGTGGCGAAGTGCGCACCGCTGTAGGCCTGCGTCGGGATGGTCCAGACGCTGCGGCGGTTGCGCCGGCTCACGTCCCACTCGCTTTCGGCACGCTCGGGACGATGCGTGCCTACGGACTGGCCGGGGATGGCCTGTTCGCGCTTGCTGTCCTCGCGTTTGAACGAGTCGCGGCGGCTGCGCGGCTTCGGGTTGGCGTCGTAGCCGTGGCCGAATCCGACACCGCTGGATCCACGGCCCACCGCCTTCATGTTGCCGTTCGTCTTTCCGCCACCGTTCGCCCGCGTGCTGCCGGTCTGATTGGCGACATCCTGAGCGAGGCGAGCCAACGTGTTCGGACTCGCCGGCTCCAGAACGGCGTCCTGATCGAAGTAATACCGTTCGGACCGAGTCATCAGGAACAGGTATTCGTGCGACTTCGTGCAGCGGTCGCGCACCGATTCCGGCATCGGGTTCGGCTTCGACCAGATGATGTCCTGGCGCAGCCACCAGCCGGCGTCCTGCAGCGCGAACGCAAGGCGCCACGGCTGGCCGATGAGGTCTTTGGGCTTGAGGCCTGTCGCGGGAACACGGCGCCGATTCTTCACGACCGCAGCCATCGTCCCCGCACTGATTGACGGGTTCGAGGTCGCCCCTCGGCTGCCGGTTGCGTCGTATCCACCCGCATTGCTGGCGTAGCTGTCGCCCATGTTGAGCCACAGCGTGCCGTCGTCAGCGAGCAGCTGGCGGCAGAGATCGAACACCTCGACCAGCTGCGCTAAAAACTCCGGCAGCGTCGGTTCCAGCCCAATCTGACCGTCGACGCCGTAGTCGCGCAGCCCCCAGTAAGGCGGCGACGTGACGATGCACTGCACGCGCACGCCGTCGGCGACCATGCGGCGCATCGTGTCGCGGCAGTCGCCGAAGTGGCAGCGGTTGAGCCAGGACGATGAATCGCTCAAAACTCTCCCCTCCCCATCTTCGCGAAGTTCTCGGAAAGGTCAGCGCGCACCGTGTCGACGTAGTCGCGGATCTGGACGCGCATCGCCTCTTCGTCGAGGCCGATCAGTACCGGCACGACGTCGTGCTCAATGCGGTCGAGGGCGGCGCAGAGCGTGGCCACTGCGCCGGCCAGCACCGGACGCAGGGCGGACACCTCGATCAGTTCGCCGGCCAGCTTGCGGAACTCGAGTTCGGCGATCTCGGCTGAGATGTGTTCGCGCTTAGCGCGGGCGGTCTGGTAGTCGTGCCGGACCAGCAGGCCGGCGTCGGGCTCATCGTCGTCGGTGGGATCGGCCGGCGGTGCGGGAGGCGCCGTCGGTTCGCTGCTCGCCGCTGCCGATGCCCGAGCGGCTGCATGGCGGGCCGCGACGGCGGCTTTCGAGGGGTCGCGGGTCTCCAGAATACGGGCGAGCGATTCGGCGACCTTTACGGCCTTGCCGTCGTCACTGAGCACCAACCGCCCTTCCCGCTTGAGCTGGGTGACGTAGGAGGCCTTGAAGCCGGCGTGCCGGGCGAATTCGGCGAAGGACATGATGGCCGGGGCGTGCTCGCTCACCACACCACCTCACTTCCACACTTCTTCGCGGTCGGTTGGTGCAGGGTATGGTGCAGGGTGAGGAACGCACCCTGCACCAAGGAAACCCGCGCCAATCCTTGATGGTGCAGGGTGTGCAGGGTGGTGCAGGGGGTATATATGCGCGTGAGTGTGTTTTTGCTTTCCCGGTGACCGGCTGCTTTTTCATCGCTCGCGTGTACACGTACGCGATACCCTGAACCACCCTGCACCATGGCGCGCGCAAGCCGTTTGCGGTCGATTTCGCACCCTGCACCATACCCTGCACCACCCTGCACCCCCTGCACCATGGCGAGCGGCCGAACGTCAGAATCCGCCATGGGACGCCCCTTTCAAGTCGCTGACCGCGTTGCGGAATTTCTCGACGCAGTCGCCCAGCCAGGCGGCCTCGCTGCGGCCGTCGCCCGGGCCCTGCGCACCTGGCGGGAAGACGAACGAAAGCTGCTTCCGGGCAGCGGTGAACTGACACCACTTCCGACCGCCCTTGCCGTGGCCGCCGGTGAAGCCGTGCTTCTTCAGCAGTGCGTCGACGAACTTGTTGAGCGGCGCAGCGCGGCCGATGCCCTGCCGCTGGCACCACGACTGGTAGAGCGCATAGACGTCTTCGGATGGCGCCGGCACCAGCGGCACGCCGTCGAGCAGCCCATCGAGCCAGAGGAGCGCGAACCGCGTGGTGCTGTCGCGTGACAGTTCGATCAGTTCCGCCTTCGCTTCGGTCATCGGCGGCAGCGTGTGCGGCGCGAAGTCGCCGAGCGGCAGGTGCAGCAGGTAGTCGTGCAGCGCCGCTGAACCGCCGCTGCGCAGCTCGGCAGACACCGCAGCGTAGAAGTCCTGGCCGAGCTTGGTCGGCGTCCAGATCACGGCGTGCCGGCGGTCGTCCTCTTCCAGCACCACGGGCATGCGCTCGTTCGAGAGGAAGACGAGGTTGACGTGGTTCGCCTCCCAGTAGGCGGCCATGTTCTTAGGGTTGATGCGGATCTGCTCGCCGGTGACGAAGGACTTCAGCTTGTTCTTGATGTGGAACATTTCCGAGCGCGCGACGACTTCGTCGGCGATCAGGAAGAGCTTTCGCGAAGCCCAGTCGTTGAACTTGTCTTCGATGGCCGACTGGTCGATCACCCAGCCGTAGCGGCCGTATATCTGCATGACCGCTTCGAAAAACATGTTCTTGCCGGTGCCCTGCGGCCCGTGCATGACGATGGCGGTTTTCATCTTCGCGCCGGGGTGCTGTATCGGGTAGGCCAGCCATCGCAGCACCCATTGGTATAGCTCTTCGGGCTTCGCGTCGGCGGCGCACATGTAGCGCAGCAGATCGAGCAGGCCGTCGCACTTCCCCGCCTTCGGCACCGTCGGCCAGCCGGCCCACAGGTTGCATTTGATCCGGGAGTCATCGCCGGCCGGGTCAAATCCCACTTCGTCGACGCGCACGATGCGGCGCTCGGGGTGCTCTTGCCAGCGCCGGTGAATCTCGCGGCTCATGCAGGCGTCGCGCATGTCGGAGAGGCCGAGCAGCTGGTGTTCCGCGTGATCGAACACAGTGCCGCCCTGCCCATAGACCAGCGAGAACCGCTCAAGCAGTTCTTCGGTGGTTTCGAACGGCTTCAGATCCTTCGACCCCGCCCCCCCTGTCTTCGGAGTGCGCGGTGCGTCGGGCGCAGCCCATCCATACCGCCTGATCGCGTCCTCGATCTGCTGACGCACCAGCGGGAGGCCGGCAGCGAGGTGCAGGTCGTTGAAGTCGGTGATCTTCGTGCCGCGCTCGACGAACGCCGGCCACCGGGCATCGGCGTCCGGGAACACGGGGCGAACCCACTGGCCACCGACGGCCAGCGCCGCCGCCTCGGCCCGCAGCACGCCGGCGTTCTCGCGCATGTGCGGCTTGCCGCATGCGGGGCAGTTCGGGTCTGGCGACTCCGTACGCACCGGCGCCTTGCAGCCGATGCACTTCCCGAAGGCATCGTCATCGGCGCACACCAGGATGCGCGCCGAGCGGTACCGCTTGTGCAGCGCCTGGGCGACAGGGAGCAGGTTGCCGGCGTCGAACGCGATCGCCACCGGTAGGCCGGTCGCTTCGTGCAGGCTCGCCGCGGTGGCGTAGCCCTCGGCCAGCAGCAGGCACCACGTTGGCGTGCCGCCGATCAGGTGGAAGTGCCCCTTCTTGTCCAGCCCCTTCGGCCAGTATTCCTTGTCGCGCCCGGTGCGCTCGATCCGGCTGCGGTGGGTCGAGCGCGAGAGGATGAACTGCAGGCCGAAAACGCGACCGCCGGTGTCCATCATCGGGATGACCATGGCGCCCTTCGGGCTGAAACGTACGCCGTGCGCCTGGATGCCCTTGCGAATCAGGTAGTCGGAGTCGCCGGTCGGGCTGCACGCCCGCCATGCTCGCTCGGCCACCATCGCGGCCCGCGATATCTCCGCGCCGCGGATCTGGTCCGCCCGCTTCTTGTCCTCAGCGAGCCGCGCGCGGATGGCGGCCTTCTGCTCCGGCGTCATCGCCTGCCTGGCGATGGTGATCTTCTGCGCGCCCTTGTCGTCGCCGCGCCACACCCCGTAGCTGCCGACGATGATCGACTCGCCGCCGGACAGCGTCACCTCATGCAGCGCGTACCACCCTCGCCGCTCGCGATCGCCCTCGATCTTCACGCGGGTCATCCGACCGATCACGAGGTGATCGATCAGCAGGCCCGCGGACTCGAGTTGGGCAATCACGTCATCGTAGTTCGAGGCCATTCAGTAACTTCCGACCTCGCTACCTACCGACCCCGAGGGGTT